GCGGCCGCACCTCCCGGACCTCGGCAACCTCGAACTCGCGGCCGCCCCAAGCGATACGGTCGCCATAGGCCGGCGCCGTCCGCCGCCTGATCGTCGCCTCGATGTCGCCGAACTCGTACCTGCCACCGGCCAGGGCGACCTGCTGCAGGGTGAGCTCGCGCACGCAGGCGGCGGTCTCCTCGTCCTCAAACGTCAGCTCGTCGGGGATGCCCAGGGCGGCGTCGCCCGCCTCGCGCGCCTCGAACGTGCGGTAGGTGATGGGCGCCTCGACGTCACCGGCGACGTCCGCCAGGCACTCCCTGATGTAGTCGACGTCGTCGCTGGTCAGCACGGCGCCCACCCCCTACACGTCAAACGCGGTCGTCCAGTCGACCTCGACGATCTCCTCGCCGGCGCCGGCGGCCATCTGGCGGAAGGCCTCGGCCTGCTCCCGGCACTCGGCGGCGGTCATGGACTTGTCCACGCTGCGGCCGTCGACGCTGAACCTGAAGTTGCGGAGCGACGCATCGCCGGCGCGCAGCAGCCACACGTGGGCGCTGGCCAGGTCGACGTCACCGCTGTACCTGGCCAGCAGCCCCGTCAGGATCTCATCAGGAAACTGAGGCGGGTCTTCCTGGTCCCGGACGTTTGTCCTGAGCAGCTCCAGGTCCGACATTCTCCCGCCCCCTCTTCTTGAGCAGCGCCACCAGCTCGCCGGTCACCCGGGCGCTCTGGCGCTGCTCCTCAACAAGCTGGCCCAGCAGTTCGTTCGTCCGTTTAGACTCCTCGAGCTGCCCGACCAGCGCCTCCTCGGTCAGGTTGACCGGCCGCCGCGTGATGGCCATCGTGCTACGCCCCGACCTGTGACTTGACCATCCCGCGCCAATCGATGGGCTTGACGCCCACGACGTGGCGGACGCGGTACTTGGCAACGTCACTGGTCTGGCCAACGCCCTGGCGGACGTCGGGCACGCCGCCGCCGACAAAGCGCCAGCCGGGCTCCTGGATGAAGAGTTGCGGCGAACGACCGACGATGCTCAGAAACGCGACGTAGATGGTGTCGATGTCGGCGGGCGACGCGATGAGGTACCAGTCGTTGGCGTCCGTGAGCCAGGGCACCAGGATCAGGTCCGCCACGCCCTGCGCCGGGTTGATGATGCCGGAGTTGCCGGCCGAAATGGTGGACGCAACAGACTCGAGGATCTTGCGCGCCGGGAACTGCAGCTCCACCGGGACCACGAGCGTGAAACGCCCCGGGAACGTGATCGGCCGGCCCTTGTCGTCGGTCTGGCGGCGGATGGCCGCCAGGGCGGCCTGCATCCCGTCCTCCGAGAGCGCCTTGTCGATGAGGTTGCCGTGGTCAGCGTGGAACAGCGCCTTGCCATCGTACATCGACACCTTCGTCTGATCGTGGCCGTTGGCCAGGATGCTCCACGTCAGGGCGTTGACCAGCGCCGCCGCCGCACGGCCGAACCGCTCCGGCTGGCGGATGATGGCCCTGAGGTCGTCGTTGACGATGGTCTCCCAAGAAACGCCGAACTCGCGGCCGAACTTGCCGACGCGGTAGCCCTCCGCCGACTCGGAGAGGGTCGAATCGATGTACTCGCCCATTTCCGCAATGGGCAGGAGATCCTCAGCCTCGCTGATGCGGACTGCCTTGCGCTCCTTGAAGTCGGGCACGTCGACCTGCTGCGTAACGCGCTGCCACTCGTCGGGCACTGCGCGGTACGCCTGCTGGAGGACCTTCCCAACCTCGTTCGAGAGCAGGATGGGGAAGTCGCTGGTGGTGTCGGCCTCGGCCAGCACCTCGTAGCCAGCCCGCAGGCCCCGGCGCTCCACCGCCTCGGCGAAGCGCAGGAGCGTCTCCGCGCCGCTCCTCAATTTCTCGCGCACCCATCTCACCTCCTGAGCTGATAAGTCAACAGACCCGGTACCGCTACTTCAGCTTGACCGGGATGGTCGCGATCTCGCCCGCGGCGATGGCTCCCAAGGCGTGCCCAAAAAGCACGCCCGTGGACGTCTTCGAGAGCGGTGGGTCGCCGAGGGCGACGTAGTAAAGGGCGTCGCCGATCGCCACAGCCGAGTCGGCCTCGCCGTTGACACCCTCGACCGCAAGATTGTAGACGCCCGCGGTGTCGACGGTCGATTCCCCGTCAGCGTCGCTGTCAACCAGCGCCACACCAGCGATCTGGCCGACCGCCACAGGGTCGCCGGACGCCACGGGCGCCAACTCGGGATCGGCCGTGACGATCAGGCGCAGGCACTGACCGTCCTGGACGCGGTTCGTTGCCACAACTGCTCACCTCCCGGATGCTTGTGCTCGACCTTGATGATGGGCCTACTTGGTGGCGGCCACCGCCGGCGCCTGGATGCCGAAGGCCTTGTCGAGTGCCGCCTCCGCTTTGGTCGCCGCCTCGGTCACGACCGCGCCGGGGACGGCGTCCCCCGCCCCCGCGCCGCGCACCGCCGACCCGCCGACCTCGAGGATGTACTTCTGCTCGGCGATGATGGCCTCGCCCAGGCGCTTGTCGAGCGCTTCCACATCGAGTGCCCCATCCGCCTTGAGCGGCGTCGAGGCCTCGACGAGCTGGCGGACTCGCGCCCTGGCCGCCTCGGGCAGGTTCGACTTGCCGAGGTGCCCGCTGACGACGTCACGCGCCTCAAGCTGCACGACCCGGGCGCCCAGCGCGGCGTTGACCTTCTGCGCCGCCTCGAGCGCCTCGCGCAGGGGCTTCACGGCCTCCTCCGCGGCGGGCCTGGCCTCCTTCAGGGCCGCGTCGGCGACCGCTTTGGCCAGGTCGGGCCGCTGCTGTTGCAGGGCCTCCACAGTCACGTCCTTCCAGTCCATGTCTTCAGTGCCCCCTTTTCGGTTGCTGGCGACGAGGCGGTCGATGGACCCGCCCGCCGCCGGTTCCGTAACAACATCGGCCCCCTGGATGCGCCCGATGGCGTCGACCAGGACGCCGCTGCGTCCCTCGGCGATGCCGCTGCTGGTCTTGCCCAGCGCGTTGATGGAGATGCCCACGAGCCGTGGCGCCTCGCGCAGGATGGACTTGAGCCAGGCCGCCGACTCCAGCACGTGCAGGTCGGCGGTTACGCGGCCGTCGCCCTCCTGGCGCGCGCCGGAGTAGTGGCCGACGATGTCTCGCACCGAGCGCTCGGGGCGCTCGCGCAGCTCGGTCTCGGTGGGGTGGTCGGCGTAGGCCTTGGCGCCCTCGACGAGGCGTGCGGCACCCGCCAGCACCTCCCGGCTGTAGTAGCGGTTGTTCTCGGACCACCCGGGGCGGATGATGGTCACCCGCCAGAGCCTACCCTCGGCGTCAGCCGCAGTCGCCTCGGTCAGGCGCGTGACCTCGCGCAGCACGTCGAGCTCGCCGCCAGCGGCGGGGCCCCGAGCCGCCTCCTGGGTGACGGGCTTGTACGTCACCTCGACCTCGGCGCGCTCGCCGAGCACGATTGAGTCGTCCTCGGCGACGGTGTATGCGATACGGTAGTGGCGCTGCGGCTCCGACTGCCAGTCGTGCACAATGACGTAGTCGTCGTGGGTCTCAACGATCTCGGGCGAAAACTTGCTGTCGGCGCCAGAAAGAGCCGCATAAATCGCGGCGCGCCGGTCCTCGTAGCTCATCGCCTCGGCGATCGGCGCGCCGGCGGCGTCCTTTTGCTGTCTCTGGCTCACTTCCGCGCCCCCTTCTTGGGCTTCAATCTCGACTGGGCCTGCTTCAGGTTCGTCGCCGCCTCGTCATCCCGCGCGCGAGCCTCGTCCTCCGACTCGGCGATGTCAGGGGCGACCATGCACCGGCACCGGGGGTGCAGCGGCGGCCCGCCACCTGGCAACCCGTCGACCGGGAAGAGCTGGCCGTCAAGCGGCGCGCACCACTCACAGACCCGCTCATCCCGCCCGGTGAGCCACACAACGCGTTTGACGCCGTAGCGCTGATACTGCCACCGCGCGGCCTGGGTGTATGCCCTCATCGTCTCTGTGCGCGCGATGACCTCGGCGCGCGTCTCGACCGTCGACCACACCCCGCGCTCGAGCGCCGTCCCCTTGACTAGGCGCTGGGCGATTTTCGGGATCGACTCGCCCTGCAGCACGCCCTGCAAGAGTTGGCGCTTGATCTCGCTTTTCACCTGGTCGGTGATGCCCCTGATGAGCCCGTACTGGTAGCTCACGAGGTGCGCCAGGGCCCCGACGTTGACCACCCCGAAGCTCCCTGCCACGGTGGCGCCCAGCCCCAGCGCGGCGGCAGCGTAGCGGTCGCCTGCGGCCGCGGACCTCGCCACGTGGTCCTGCACCGCGCGCACGACACGCCATTGTGCGGCGGCGATGACGCGGTCGATGTCGGCCTCAAGCGCGGTCAGCCGCCACGTCTCGTAAGCTGGAATCTCGGCCTGCAGCAGGCGCTCATGGATCGCCGCGCGCGCCACGCGCAGCTCGCCGAGGAGCTCGCGCAGGTACCGGCGCTCGAGGCCGGCGAGCTCGCTGTCAAACCGCGTTGCCAGGCGCCGCAGCTCATCCTGCCGCAGGGCGGCCATCAGTCCTCACCCTTGCCGCCGCCGGGCTGGTCGGGCTTGCCGCCGTCCTTGCCGCCGCCCTTGTCGTCGTCCTGCTTGTCCTTCTCGCCCTGGCCCCCGCCGCCACCCCGGCCGCCCCCGTCGTCTCTAAACGGCGGGTACGTGACGCTCATCTCCTCGCGGGCCCAGGCCAAGCGCTCCTCGCGCTCCTTGGCGATGAGCGCCTGCTCCTGGTCCCAGTCCTCGACGCCGAGGTCGGTGGCGACCGTGGCCCGCGACTTCACGCCCATCTGGAGCTCGAGGTTGGCGGCCTGCACCAGCTGCAGGTGGTCTTCCTGTTTGAGCGCCGGGAAGTTGATGTCGATGTAGCAGTCGACGGCGGCCTTCTCGACCTTGTCCTCGACGGTAACGCCGTCGCGCCACCGGCGCTTGACGACGGTAATCTGCTCAGAGAGGCGCCCGGCCTTGACCTGGGCGGCGATGACGCGGCGAAACACGGCGTGCAGCACCCAGGCCATCAGGCCCTGCAGGTACTCATACTCACGCCGCATTGGCAGCTCCATCGCCTGGGCGCTGGCCAGGTTCGCCACGGACGCATCGCCGAAGTAGTGTTCCATCACGTTCGTGGCCGCGCAGATCATCATCTTGAGCGCGCGGCCGTCCTCGCCGGCGTCGCCCGCGCCCACCTGGGCATTGATCAGCTTCCAGTCCACGTTCTCGCTCGAGACGATGACGCTGCCTGACTTGGGCGGCTTGAGGTCGGCTGGGGTGCCCGCCAGCCCGCGGAGCGCGCCGCCGATCTTCCCGGCCGTCGCCTTGGCCAAGTTCGCGAGTTGCTGCCCGAGCGGCCCCTTTATCTGCTTGTGCCAGGCGTATGCACTCCGCGCCTTGTTCCAGCGCGCCCGGTCCTTCAGCCACTCCTCGTACGCCTTGAGCCAGGGCAGGGCGCGGTAAAGCGGCGGTATCCCTCGCACCCACCCCGGCGGGTGATTGATCGATAGCCAGAAGACCTCATTGCCCTTGATGAGCTCGCCTTGGGTGCCGGAGTGCTCAACGTTGCTGCGCCAAGTCATTGACACTGTATCAAACTGACGTTCGGTCCACTCCCGAACAACATGCGCGAGGACTGCACGGTCCTGGGGCTCGGTAACGACGTGGGCGATCTCCAGGGGTGGGATGAGCCGCACCTGAGTCTCGCCGGTGATCTCCGGGAAGAACCTGATGCACAGCTCGCCGAAGAGCTGCAGCGAGTCGAACCACTCGCGTTGCGCCAAGATCATGCGATTCTTGTCGTCGTCCCAGAACGCCCTGAGCGCCTCCTGGACGGCGGGGTCCTCGGCCGCGAAGCTCACGCCGGCACCCAAGACGAAGTTGCGCTTGAGCTCGAGCACCTGGCCAGCGAGAGGGTTACGCGCCCACACCTCCTGCACCTGGCGCTGCAGCTCGCGCAGGCGCGTCGGGTCGATCTCCTGCACGCCGGCACCGTCGCCCACCAGGCGCCAGCCGCGCTGATCGTCCTGCAGCTCGGCGACGGCCTCCACCAGGGCGCTGACGCTGGCGCCGCTCAGGAGGTCAGGGTGGACCCCCAGGAGTCGCCCGGCGATCCTTTGCACCAGGTTGGCCACGTCGCGCTCACCTCGCTCTCTACTCCTCGGCCTCGTAATACTCCCAGGGCTGGGGCCCGCCGTCGGCCATCGCCAGCATCAGCGCGTCGGCGAGGTCGGGGCTGGACAAACCGCGCTTCTTCAAGCTCTCCTTGGGCTCGATCTGGATCTGGCCGCGGCTCGTGAACTTGTACTTCAGGTTTGAGAGCTGCGCAGCCAGCTCGTCGTCGCCGTCGAGGTCGATCTCCCCGCGCTCGAACATTTCCCGCAGGCCCCAGTACCACTCGGCGCGCCGGTTGATGAAGCGCTCGGGGTCGGCCGCCGCCTCGGCCGAGTTCATGGCCGCCACCGGCTTGCCCAGCTCCACCAGGCGGTCGACGACCCCGGCGCCCACGCCGATAACGTCGACCTTGGCCACGGTCGCGCTCGTCTTGCCCAGCGCGGCGACCACCCGACCGGTGGTCTCCATGGTGTCTTCCTTGCTCGTGACGCTCAGGATGCGCGCCACCGGCCCACAGCGATGGACGATGACCGTCTTGTCGGTGCCGAACCTGGCGACGTCGACCCCGAGCTCGCCCGGCTTGATCGGCTCCAGCGTGCGCGCCTGCGCCGCCTCGACCCAGGAGAGCGGGATGACCGTGTCCTCGCCGACGTCCGGGAAGTCGCCCTTGACGCGGGCCTGGTACATCGGCGAGGTCGGCCCCCACCGCCTGTACTTGTCAGCCACCCACACCGGCGTCACCAGGGCGGGGTACGGCAGCGGCCCGGCGACCTTGGCCTCCCAGGTGCCCGCGGCCACATCCGCCTCGGTGATGCCAAACGCCGTCAGGTTCGGCGTGTCGAACGCGCTGATATGGACCTTGTGGACGTCCGCGTCCTTAAAGAGCCTGGCGAACGGTCCTGCCGGGTCGGTTGGGTTGCCGATGGCCAGGAGGTGAGCATCCTGGCTCGTCAGAATGCCTTCGACCGCGTCCCAGATGGGCGGCTCGACGCCGGCGGCCTCGTCGACCACCGCCAGGAGCCGCTTGGCGTGCAGGCCCTGGAAGTTGTCCGGGACGTCGGTCGCGAAGCCAAATGCATACCATCCTGGCCTGAACCTGAGCTCGGTCTGCAGCAGCTCCCCGCCAATCCTCACCTTGCCCGCCCGGTATGCCTTGTGCAGCTCCTGCCACAGGATCTTGCGCACCTGGCGGTCGGTCGGCGCCGTGGTCACGACGATGCTGTCCGGCCAGGCGCAGAGGAACGTCAGCACCACGCGCGCCGCGCTCCACGACTTGCCCGCGCCGTGGCAGGACCGCACCGCCACCCGGGGGTGGCGCCAGACCGCCTCGAGGATCTCGGCCTGCTTCGCCCAGGGGGCGGCGCCCAGGACGTACTGCCAGAACCAGGCCGGCTCGCGCTGGGCGCGGTCAAGTACCTGGCGTGCTGCTTGGCTATCTATCGTCACAGCCCCCATCCTTCGCCGCTGCCGCTGCGACCAGGTCGGCCCAGGTCTGCAGCGCATCCGCCTGGCGGCTCTCAGGGTCGTCGCCCAGGAGTCGCTGCTTGGCCAGGGCGCCCTGGCGGATCTCGTTGGCCGTGCCAGTGAAGAGCTCGACGGCCGCGCGGGGGAGAACGTAGCCATCCCCGGCGCGGCGGCGGGCCTCCTTTTCGTTGTCGCCCACGACGGCGGCCAGGGCGGCGGCGACGGCGGCGTTCAACCGGGCCGCCCGGGCGATAACGGCGTCGATGGCGCAGATGGCGTCGACCGCCTTGGCGCCGGCCGCCTGGAGCTGCTGCTTGCTGGCCTCGTACTGCAGGCGGGCCTCAGCCCGCACGTCGAAGTGCTCGGTGAGGTGGTTACGCACGCCTTCGTGGCTCACCATCTCGCCTAGGTCGGCCAAGCGGCGGGCAGCCTCGCGGTAGCTGACGCCCTCATCCTTGACCCACGCCTCGACCTTGGTACGCTGAGGCGAGTTGCATACCTTGCAGCGCGAGCTGTAGCCGGGCGGCATCGAGGCCACCTCCCGCCAGGATGTCAGGGTCGTCAGGGTGTCAGGTTGACGCTGTCAACGTCA